CACAGCTTTACGAGGCGTGTGATGAAAACTTTGAAAACATTTTATGGCCTGAGAAGTTCTCTGCCAAGCGGTTAAAAGACATTTACGAGGTCTTTGTTGAGGACGGCAATCCAGAGGGATTTTCTCAGGAATACAGAAATCAACCTGTTGACATCAAGAACCTGTTTTTCAAGCAGGATTACTTCTTTGATTTTGACCGGGACTCGGACGGTAATCCGTCGCTCCCAAACCTTGAATATTTCGCCGCTGCCGACTTTGCTATTTCAGAGAAGCAGAAGGCTGACTTCACGGCAATCGTTGTTTGCGGCATAGCCCCTGACAGCCAGATTTACCTTGTTGATGTAAGACGCTTCAAGGGTGATGCGTATGCCATTGTAGACGAACTCATTGCCACCCAGAAGATGTGGGATGTCAATATGTGGACGTTTGAGGACGGCCAGATAAGTAAATCCCTCGGCCCATACTTAAACACGGAGATGCGCCGAACCAACACTATCCTGAATTGGGATACTCACGTACCGACACAATCAAAAACAATGCGGGCGCGGTCAATTCAGGGCAAGCACAAATCAGGCTTTATCAAGTACGACAAAGAGGCGAGTTGGTATCAGGCGCTTGAGGCTGAGCTAATGATGGTTGCTGACTCCGGGCCTCGCAGTAGACACGACGATCAGTTCGATGCCTTTGCTTATGTCGGACTGACAATAGATAAATACTTTGAAGCTGAATCAGACGAAGAGATGGAAGAGGCTGAGTACAGAGAACTCTATGACGACTTTCACGATGATGGACGGTGTTTCTCAACAGGATATTAGATGGAACTTACAAAGACATTAAAACTTGAAGTCCTGCAAGACTCGGACAACATTGCCGACCTTCTACCCAAAGAAGACTTGCGCAGGATTGGTTTTCGCATCCATCAGAACTACGAGACTGATGAACAGTCCAGAGTAGAGTGGAGGCGCAGGATGAAGGATGCTATTGAGTTAGCCCTGCAGGTAACGAAAGAGAAGAGTTACCCGTGGCCGAAAGCCGCGAACATCAAGTTTCCCTTACTCACGATAGCCTCCTTGCAGTTTGCATCTAGGGCGTATCCAGCCTTGGTTAAAGCCCCTGACCTCGTTAAGTACAGGGTACAGGGTAGGGATGACGGTCAGAAAGCCTCTAGGGCATTAAGAATATCCTCACACATGTCCTACCAGCTATTAGAGCAGGACGAGCCGTGGGAAGAGGATCAGGACAAAGCATTACTAGCACTGCCTATATTGGGCTGTGTGTTCAAGAAGTCCTATTACGACCCGATTAAGGGTCATAACGTATCTAAGCTCGTTTTACCTCAAGACCTGGCGGTTCATTACTACGCACGGTCTGTTGAGGATTGCGAGAGAAAGACCGAAATCTTCCAGTTGTATAAGCGGGAGATACGGGAAAGAGAATTACGGGGCACGTTCACGGAAAACGACTACGGTTCGGCGGGTATTGATAACCCTCGGGCCGAAGATAAGCGCCAAGGATTGGCCGCCCCACCTGATGATAGTGACCGCCCAAGGACGTTCCTTGAGCAGCACTGTTACCTTGACTTAGATGGTGATGGCTATAAAGAGCCGTACATCGTCACGGTCGATGAAAAGTCGAAGCAGGTTGCTCGGATTGTCGCTCGCATTGAGAGTGTAACCACAGAGCAGTCCGTCAAGATTAAAGAGCTACAAACGCGCATGACCGCATTGGCCGAGGGCGTACAAGAGCCTACAAACCAACAAGAGTTAGCACAAGCCCAGCAGATTGAACAAACCCTATTGGGTATGCAAGCAGAGGTTAAGGCACTTACTGAAGAAAAGCCGAAAGTCTTATCTATAAAAGCGGTTGAGTTCTACACCAAGATACCGTTCATTCCCTCACCCGATGGTGGGTTTTATGATCTGGGCTTTGGTGTCTTACTAGGCCCGCTGAATGATTCTGTAAATACCCTTATAAATCAATTGATTGACTCTGGAACGCTGAATAACTCTAACACCGGCTTTATAGGTAAGGGTGCGAGAATCAAGGGTGGGGCTGTTCGGTTCCAGCCGAACGAGCTAAAACGGGTTAATGTTGCTGGCGCGACGTTACGAGATTCTATCGTGATGATGGACTTCAAGCCACCGTCACCCGTGTTGTTCCAGTTGTTAGGCATGTTGGTGAATTACGCCGAACGCGTTGCCTCTGTGAACGACGCCATGATGGGTGAGAATCCGGGTCAGAATACGCCCGCATTTACCTCCAAGCAGATGTTGGAGCAGGGTCTTCAGGTCTTTAATGGCATTTTCAAGCGAGTCTACAGGGCTTTCAGAGGTGAGTTAAGAAAGCTATACGCACTTAACGCAATCTATTTGGACAAGGAAGAGTATTTCTCCTACCAGGATTCTGAATCCAAGGTTTTGGCGACGGATTATACATCTGATCCTAAAGACTTGATCCCTGCTGCTGACCCAAATGCCTTTGCCAACACCGAAAGGATGATGAAGGCACAGGCGGTACTGGAACGTGCTGGACAGGTTCCCGGTTACGACCCCATCAAGGTCGAACAGCGTATGCACGAGGCTATGGACATACCCGATGCGGCTGAGATTTACCCACTTGTTGCAGAGATGGACGAACAGGGGCAGGAAACGGGCGGTATGACCCTCAAGTTCCCGCCACAGCCCGATCCTGAGTTGGAGATAGAGAAGGCTGATATGCAGCGTCGTGTCCTAGAGGGGCAGTCAAGGGCTGAGAAGGACATGCTCCTTGCTCAATCCACGGTTAATAAGGATCAGGCACAGATTATTTTGATGATGGCTCAGGCTGCTGAAACCGCAGACAAGCCAGAACTGGAAAGACTGAAATTGCTGGACAAGGAACAGGATTCAATCAGGAAGTCACTTACGGAGTTAGCTAAAGCAGATGGGCAAAGAGATAACGAAGGAACAGATAGCTGATTGGGCAGAAGGCCCAACAACACTCGCCCTTAAAGAGCTTATCGAGACTGAACTACGCGCAATCCAGAATACGTCCATTACGGACTGTCTGGTTGTGGGCAACCCAACTAAATCGCACGAAAACCTTGCTGAATTGGAGGCTAGAGAGCGTGTATTTGGGTCATTAGTAGAGTTTCTTGAGGGCGATTGGGCATATTTTGAGGAAGAAGAGGAAGAAGACGATGAACGCAGTAGTAAAACAGGATATTAACGGTTCAGGTGTTACCCCTTGTGGTGACAGGGTTGTTGTTTTGCCGGATGTTATCAAAGAAAAAACTTCTGGTGGAATCATCATTCCTGAGCAAGACAGGGACAAGCATCAGCACAGTCAAATAGCGGGTGTTTTAGTTGCTGTTGGGCCGGATGCTTGGGTAAGCACGGTAACGACCGTAGAGCGGTTGATTGACAATCAATTGAGAGTCGTAGAGCGACGGACGACGGGTTATTCAAGTCCGTTTGCCAAAGTTGGAGACAGGGTGTGTTTTGCCCGCTACAACGGACAGCTTTTTGACGGTGAAGACGAGCGAAAATACCGGTTGTTAAATGACGAAGACATTACGGGGACTATTTCAGATTCCGTGAACTTCACAGAGTTAAGATCAAGAGAGCCATTAGGAGCACAGGGATGAGCGACGAAAGAGATTACGCTAAAGAGGCGGCAGATGACGGATGGGTTGACAAAGACCAATGGAAGGGCGACCCGGAAAAGCACGTTGACGCTAAAACGTTTGTGGAGCGCGGTGAAAAGATCAGTGGGATTCTCAAGAGCAAGATTGGGCGTCTTGAGGACCGTATTGATTCACTCACGCAATCAAATGCTGAGTTCAAGCAATACACCGACAAGCAGTTAGGCAAAGAACTTGATAAGAACAAGAAGCTCATTGCCGAACTAGAGGGAGTGAAAGCACAGGCCATTACAGATGGTGATGGTGCGGCTGCGGTTCAGGCTGAGAGGGACATTCAAACCCTCAGAGCGCCAGAACCCCAACAGGCCAATCCAGAGCTTGATCAAATGGCGCGAAACTTTGCCGCTGAAAACGAATGGTATGGCTCCGATAAGGAGCTAACCGAATATGCAGAGTTTGTCTACCCACGAGTTATTGAAGACGGGTATACGGGCAAGGCGTATTACGTTGAATTAGCGCGCAGAGTTGAAAGCCAGCATCCAGAGAAGTTTAAGAACCTCAACCGTGAAAAGGCGGGGTCTGTAGAGGGTGGTGGCAATAAGGAAGTGAAGGACAGCAAGGCACACACATGGGCAAACCTTTCCGCCGCTGATAAGGCGACAGCGAACCGGTTTATAAAAGATATACCCGGATTCACTAAGGAAGCGTTTGTCGAAACATACGATTGGGAGCAAGATAATGTCTAATCAAAAGACTGAGCAAGAAGAGGAAGTAAGACGACCGCGTGTTCCGTTTGGAAGCCGTCGAACCAAGTTACAACTATCAGCCAAAGATGCGAAAGCATTGGCAGATGCCGGTTGGACTTGTCGTTGGGTGAGTGATAAGGACGGGCGCATAGAGCAAGCAATAGATGGTGGTTACGTTCATGTAGCGCCAGAAGAAGCGCGGTCAGTCGGTAGTACCGATCTGAACGACAAAGTTAGCAAGATCGTCAGTAGGGGTACAGATGAGCCAATTCGCGGTTTCCTGATGAAAATTAAGACGGAATACTTCAAAGAGGATCAACTGGTCAAAGAACAAGCGAATCTCGCTTATGACGACGCCCTTAATGCCGGTCAACCTGGTGGGAATGTTGTAGATAATCAATACGTACCGGAAGGTCACGTAAACCGAGTCTGATACTAGGTGTCGGGCGTTGGCCCGATTTCTATTACTTCCCGAATTTATTTTTTCAAAAGGAATTGAAATATGGCTAACACAGATGCCGCATTTGGGTTTCGACCAATTAATAGGGATGGAAGTCCTTATAATGGTGCGACACTCCGATGCGTAATTGCTGCTGCCGATTCGACCTCAACCTTTGTTGGTGATCCCGTCATTCTTGATGGTTCATCCAGTGAAGGCTATGCGGGCGTATCTCAGTGTGCAAACGCGGAAACCGTGTTTGGCGTTGTAACCGGCTTTGAAGCTAACCCCGATAGTCTTAGTGACCAATATCGGAAAGCCCAAACGAAGCGGTTTTGCCAAGTTGCGACAGCAGATGCTACTTACTTTGAGGTTCAGGAAGATGGCGCAGATGGCGAGCTTCCCGAGGCTTCAGTAGGTCTTAACGCAGATTATATAGTTGCTGCCGGTAGCACGGTGTACGGCGTATCAGGTTTTGAACTTGAGGCCGCTACAGATGACACGACATCCACTCTCGACTGCCAAATAGTAGGACTGGTAGATCGAGCCGATAATTTACTCTCAGGCACGGGAAATGCGAACAAGAACGTAATTATTAAGTTCAATGTTTCCCAATCTAGGCCTGGACGGACGGGGTTATAAGTCATGGCTGTTATTACATCGGGAGCACATCCCAAGGCACTATGGCCTGGAATCTACGCATGGTTTGGTGCGAAATACGAAGAGCATGGCAACCAAAATGCCAAGTTGTTTGACTTTAAGACCTCAAATAAGAAGTACGAGGAATTGGTTGAGCAGACTGGTTTTGGACTTGCTCCGGTTAAGGGCGAAGGCTCAAGTACTGCCTACGACTCTCACATACAGGGCGTTACCTCTCGCGGCACGAACGTCGCGTACTCGCTGGGTTACATTGTAACTCGTGAGGAAAAGGCAGATAACTTGTATGAAGAGGTTGGTATGCAACGCGCTGCCTCATTGGCATTTTCGATGGCTACTACACGTAACATCGTTGGTGCAAATGTCTACAACCGGGCGTTCTCTAGCTCTTACGTTGGCGGTGATGGTAAGGAGCTTTTGGCTACTAACCATCCTTCTTTGGCTGGTGATCAGGCAAACGAGCTGTCAACGGCGGCTGATCTTTCCGAGGCTTCTCTGGAAGATTTGACGATTCAGATTATGGACGTTAAGAACTCCAAGGGTTTGCAGATTGCTTTGCAGCCTAAATGTCTGATCGTGCCGACGGCACTTGTCTATGAAGCGAAGCGTATTCTCGCAGGATCGGAACGGCCCGGAACGGCTAACCGTGACATTAATGCGTTGAATAGCCTGAACGTCATTCCTGACGTTTTCGTGAATAACTATCTTACCGATAGTGACGCATGGTTTATCCGCACGAACGCTCCCTCGGGAATGTGCTGGTTTGACCGTGAAGGCGTCGAGTTCACCAAGGACGATGACTTCGATACCGACAATGCGAAGGCTAAGGCGTACATGCGCTTTGTTACCCTTTGGGGCGACTGGCGCGGATTGTTCGGCTCCGCTGGAGCATAAGTAATATGTGGGCGGCTTTCGGGTCGCCCATTTTTTGAACTGTAAAAAGTTCGTAATGACCCCACCGGGGTTTACAGGAAAATATTATGTCTAGTAAATTTCAAGACGGATTTGCCTCTACAACTGTAAGAGGAATACCGTTAACACAGGCATATCCGGGCGAAGTATTTTATGTGAGTAATTCATCTGTTCCCACAAAGAACGGTGTTGGCGGGACAGATTCATCTAGTCGCGGCTCATATAATCGTCCGTTTGCCACTATTGACTACGCTATTGGTAAGTGTACCGCCTCAAGGGGCGATATTATTGCCGTACTGCCTGGTTATACACAAGATATTGCTGGCGCTGCTGGCATTGCATTAGACGTAGCTGGTGTTGCTATCGTTGGTTTGGGTGCGGGTAGTTTACGTCCACAGCTAACGGGTACGGCAACGGGATCAACTTTTGCTATTACTGCCGCTGACTGTGCTTTAGTCAACCTAGAGTTTGTTGGTGGAGTGATCGACCAAACCACGTTTATGACACTCTCTGCCGCCGCTACTGGCACATCGCTTGAAAGCTGTTGGTTTAATGACTCAACCGACCTTAACTGGTTGGACTGCATTACGCTGACAACTCTCGTTGATGATATATCGTTTATCGGTTGCACGTTTGAGGGTAATGATGCTCAAAACAACGCAATGATTACTGGCGTAGCACATGATCGCTGGTATATGGAAGATTGTCGTTTTTACCAGAATGTGGCACAAGCTGCTGCGGCTGCCCTTATTATTGGCAATGCCGTTACTAGCTCTGTTTGGAAGAACTGTAACTTTAGATCCAATGTAGATGGAGCTTTGTTTATTGCGAACGCTGGTGCCAATACGGGTCTTATAAGTCGTTGTAACTTTAGTTCTATTGACGTTGCTGGCGCTCAAACTACACACACAAGTTCTGGTATGCAGTTTTTCGAGTGCTACACGTCTGGCGATGCAGACCAATGGGGTCTTGTTTGTGGCGATACTGCCGTTTACTCATAGGAGAATATAATGTCTAGTAACTATCCAAATGGGTTTGCGAGTGGTGTAACCATTCGAGGAATCCCATTACAACAAATGCACCCCGGCGAGGTGTTTCATGTCAACAATTCAGGTGTCAATTCAAAGGGCGCTATAAGCGATTCCAATAATAATGACGGCTCTTTCTTGGCTCCATTCACTTCAATCACCTATGCACTGACACAGTGTACGGCTAATCGTGGTGATATTATCGTTTGTGGCGCGGGCCATAATGAGTTGGTGGCAACTGCTGCCGCTGCTGGTATTACGTTTAACGTAGCTGGCGTTGCTATTGTCGGCCTTGGTGTTGGCTCTATGCAAGCAGCTATTACATCAATGCTTGATGATACGACCGTAGTTATCTCTGCTGATAACATGAGTTTTTCTAATATCAGCTTTGCGGCTGGTCTTGCTGCGGTTGCAACCGGTCTTGATATTGGCGTTGTTTCTGGACTGTCATTTGACAGTTGCGTATTTCAAGCATCTGGTGGTGCCGCAGATACGTTAAACTATGTTGATGTGGTCGATATTGAAACCGCAGCCTCTGATATTTCCTTCGCTAATTGCAAGTTCTTTGGTCGAGATGCTGCAAACGAGCAGTTCATCGTTGGCGTTGCCATTGATGGGTTCTATGTTGATAACTGCGATTTCTTGCAAGTTGTTGCGATGACGAGCGTAACTCCGCTGCTTGACTTTACTGGCGCTGTAACCAATATGGAAATCAAGAACAGCAACTTCTTTAATAACAAAGATGCTGGTCTTCATATCACCAGTGACCAAAGTGACAATAGTGGCGTTATCAGCTATTGTATGTTTGGTGGCGCTGATGCTGCTGACTCTAATACGGGGGGCGTTGATATGACTGGCGCTCATGCCTTTGAGTGCTTCTTCACTGGTGATGTTGCAGGATGGGCAATCAAGGGTGGCGCAGGCGTAGTTTACGATAACGCATAACAGATATATCCCAGGGCCGGGGGCTTATACCGGCTCTTTTTAACTTATAGATCGCCTAGAGCGACAACGAGGAAACCATGTCAAGAGTATTACATAACGCAACGCACCAGTTTAAGGCTGGTCTAAACAATGCACCAAGGAACAATCCCGCTTCTGTGCTGCCGTTTACACACCCTATCTTTCAGGGATGGAAGGTGTATTACGAGCAACTTACCGATGGTGCTATAAGAATTGATGATGACTATTGGGAGATTACGGCGTCCGGTTCTGGCACAATTGGCCCCGGCGCAGATCATAGTCTTGTACTTACAGCACAAGCAACTACAATCAATACCGGTTATGCGCTTCAAAAAGAACTTGCTGACATTCAACCAACGGCTGCTGATAAGAAGTATTATCTTGAAACGAGAGTTAAGCTAACTCACGCATCAGGCACGATGGCTGCTAACGAGTGGTTTGTTGGCTGGACAACTAAGGCAGACGCGCATCACAATGATGGCGTACTCTGGGAATTTGCAGACGGCTTTGGTTTTGGTCAGCTTGACGGTGGAACGCCGGTCTTTGTTACCAACTCTAGTGATGCAGAACAAAGCATTCCCATGAGTGGCGCATTAACGACCGCAACATACAGAAAGTATGCTTGTTACTTTGATGGCACGAATTACAACTTGTACGAAGATGATGTGTTGATATCACAAAACCCGGCAAACCCCGTTCCGGTTGCAGACGTTCCGTTTACCTTCAACCTGAATTTCAAGGTTGGCGAGGGCAAGACGAATACGTTTGAAATTCAATATGCGCTTCTCGCTTGCGAGTTATAGGAGGCTGACATGACTGTACAACATAGTGTACTACATAAGTTTGCCGCCGGTCTAAATGCTTCCAAGAATACATCTCCATTAAAGTTTGATTTCCCCGGCCAACAGGATTGGAAGGTTTACTACGAAGAGCTTACGGCAGGAGCCATAAGGGTTGATGATGCTTATTGGTTGGTTGCCGCTAATGGTGGTGGAGCGATAGGGGCCGGTGACAGCCACAGCATACGTATCACCCCAGATGGCACGGATAATTCTGGTTACAGCCTTTATCGAACCTTGGCAGACAGGGGATTATCCGGCCAGGTTAAAAAGTTCTACATGGAAACAAGGGTTAAGATTACCCTTGATACTGGTGGAACTGTACCCGCTAATGGTTGGTTTGTTGGCTATACAGACGCCGCTGAAGCGTTGCTTACCGGTGCCGGGAACCTCCAAGCATTTGTAGCTGAGGAGGCGATTGGGTTTGGTCATTTCGATGGGGCAACTTCCGTTAGTTTCTATTCCAGAGAAGATACTGTAAATCAGGCAGTTGACCTTGGCTTTGATCTTACTAGCGGGGTATACGTTAAGCTGGCTTGTTATTATGATGGGTCTAGCTTCAACCTCTACGCCAACGATGTGTTAATTAGCTCAACCGCGATGACCAGTCTTAATGTTGATGAGGGCATGACGCCCCAAGTCTTTTTTGAGGCTGACGAAGGAAAGGCTAATACATTTGATATTCAATACCTGCTGTTCGCAGCAGAACTTTAACCACAAAAGGTGACAACGACATGGCACATGCAATCACCGGTCACACGATACTGAATGGATCGCGTAACCTAATTGTACAATTTAACATTCAATCCGATGGCGCAAGCGGTCAGTATGCTGACTTTGAGCTACTTGACCTTGACGACTATACCGGCCTAGACGCTAGGAAAGCAAACGATTATTCAATTAAGAAAATATCTGGAGCTTCTAGCGTTGGTGCTGGTATTGAGCTGAAGCTTGGTAGTCAGGGTGGAGATCATAAGACCTTCTTCATCTCCCCCATCAATTCCGCTGACGGTTGGGGCTTTGAAGAAGAGTGGCCCGGTGGCCTAGCGCCATTGCTCTCCAACCCTGATAAGACCATTAGGGTAACATCTCTAGGGCTAGATGCTTCTGGGGACTGGATAACTATAACCCTATGGTTGAAGAAGAAATACAGCACTGCCAGAGATTAGGGTGGCCATTAGTAGGACGCTTATCGTGTGCCTGCTGTTTATTAGCGGGTGCGCGGCAACGCCGTATGCCGAGATGAGTCTTGGTTATCAGATAGACGGTATGACCGACTATTGGCAACGAACAGACAGGGATTGGCAGTGCAATAAGAACGTTCAGTTCAACGGTGAGCTTGGCTTAGAGTTCGATAACAACTGAAAGGTCGGCTATCACCACTAGTCATGGCTCATGTGCGGTGGCCCGTCGAATAACAATCACCCAGAGACATACACAGATGATA